TTTAATATTTGGAATCCCCCAATATTTAAACCTTTTAAAACATATCCTTTACCAGCACCAGGAGCCCCAGCTAAAATTATTGCTTTTGGTTTATCTTGTCCTCCAATAGCTCCAGCGTTTACACCTGCAGCATTAGTCACTTCTTGTAAAATGTTTTCTAGTTTTATCATATGTTATAAATATGGAAGTTTAAATCATGTTCATTTTTTTTAAAAATTCTAACTCTTCCTTAGTTACTTCCATAACATTCTTTTGCATAATTTCTTGAGCGCGATTATATTCTTGCTCTTCCCAATAAATTTCCTCATTACTCATCATAAATTCCCATTTTTATTTCGTGAATTAAATTTTCTATTTGTGTTTGGCATGCTGATATGTGCCTAGATTCTATCGTATCTAAAATATCATTTAATTTAAGATAAATCATTTCTTTATCTAATAATTTTTTTCTAGCCATTTTTTTTAAATATTTCGTTAATTTGTTCTCTTGATTGCCATCCTATAACTTCTCCATCTCCTACCATTACTTCAAATGAGGAAACATCTTCAACATTATTAGCTCTTTTTCTAACACCTGCTCTAGATGTACTGTATAAACCAACACCAGCTACAACTGATATTCTTTTACCATTATTACATACTGCTGTTGCTTGAATAGCATCAGGTATTACTGGGTGATCTTCAAAATTTAAATTTTTAAACTGAATAGGCATCTCTTATTCTTTTTACAATTACTAAATGATTACAACTATCGCAACATCTACCTTTTTTAGATATTGGATCTGGATTATGACCCCAGCCTTTAACTGGGCTTTCACAAATTACACATTTTATTTTCTTATCTGGCATTTGCTACTTCGTTTTCCCAATCAAAATCTGGTTCAATTGGATTATTTTCTTCCCAATGTTCTCTGAATATGTTCATACATGAACTTATACCCTCACCTTCAGCCCATACATTACATTTGGACATAGCTTCACCTATGTTCATTTCTAGACCTTTACTTTTTTTATCTAAAAGGAATTCTAATATTTTATTTCTTGCCATAACCTTTATTATTATTTACGGGGTAAATATACGAAAGATTATTGCGGAAGCCAAATTTTTACGCGGAAGAGGAAAAAACCCCTTTAGGGGGTCAATCTTTTTACATGCTTTTGTTCCTTCCATGGAGCATTTACGAACACTCAAAACTGGGGTAAATATATGACTATTTTCTGTGGTAACCAAATTTTTACGCGAGAGTCTTTAATTCTTCTACTAAAGTATTATATAAACTATAGCTACTTATTTTAATATTGATGTTTGGGTTTATTTTTAAAATTGATTCTTTTATACAATCTATATCATTACTATCTATATTTTCTTCAATTAAAATATTACTTTTAAAAAAAGGTGCAAGATCACTATAATGGTCTGATAACTTACGTTCGCAATTAGAGCTCTGAATTAAATAAATATCATCACTATTTTTGATGTCGTTAATGATATTGTTATATCGTTTTAAGTATTTCTTTTTAATAGTAGATAACTTATCTTCTTTTTCGTGAATAAACATCATATTATATGTTTTATCCCATATTTGTTTACCTTCAAATAAACCACTATTTACTATTTCGACATCATCAAATATATTATCTAAACCATTATCTAATATATAAGATACAGTTTTATATGAATTACCACTCCAATCAAAAGGATAATTTATTACTCGAACCTTTGCTTCATTAGCAGCATAAGCTGCTGTACATACCTTACCTATAGGAAAGAATATTATTTTAGACATTTCGTTTTACGGAAGTTTTAAATGAAGTTGTTGCTGGTTTATGTTTAGGGTTTTCTAGATCAAATATTCGTTTTACTGATTTGTAAATATCTATATTTTCTTCTTGTGATCTAGGTGATTCATATATTTCCCAATTTTTACCTTTTAATCTTTTACCTGAGTTGTCTACACCCCTAGATTTAGATTTTAACCATAAAACTCCTATACGGTCAGCAGTTTTACCAAAACATTCTTTATAACATTGAGCATATGCTGCACTTTGTAAATCATAAGTGGTTTGTAAATGGTTAGATGTTTTAAAGTCAATAACCCATAATTCCCCATCAATTTCACAAATTAAATCACAAGTACCAGCTACTTTAAGTTCTTCACTAAATAGGTGTACTTCAGTTTCTATTAATGTAGGTTTATGTGTTTCCCAAAAATCAACAAATCTTAAAAACATCTGCCATACTAAAGGATCCATTTTAGGGTAACCACTTTCACTTAAGTAATTTAATTCTTTACCTGCAAAATAATCTTCTATCATTTCATGTACGGCTGTACCTTCTTCACTTGCCTTTTTTACTATCCAGTCAGCACTATAACCTACTTTTTTAAGCCAATCTTGAAAAAATTTACCTTTTGGATAGCAATTTAAAACATAAGTAATTGATGGATAATATTCACCATTACGTCTGTAATACCTTGAATCAGGTAAGGTTATTTGTTTGTGATCGTCTGAGATCTCTAGTATTCTATTATACGATTTTTTTATCATAAAGATAATTTATGTTCCAATAGTGATGAATAAGTTAATGGAACTGTTTTTTGTATCAGTTTTGTGAAATTTTTAAAACCCATTTCACTCGGATCCTTATCTTGCATATCAACAAAATAGACTTCTTTACCTTCCATCATTAATTTCTCACAAAAGTGTAAAGCTTGTTTTATAGCATCCTTATCTAACGCTATATAAATCTTTTTTACATAAGAAGTAACTATTTTTTTCATTAAGTTACTTTGAATATTTTTACCTAATAAAGGTATTGCATTTCTTTTTATTGCTATTGCATCAAATAAACCTTCACATATTATAATAGGTAGTTTCCAATTAATAAAATGTTCATTAGGTATTATATCTCTTGATGTTTGTGGGTTTCTATACTTTACAAAAGCATCCTTTTCAAAAGAACGGGCTGTAAAATAATTTAATCTACCATCTGCATCATAAGTTGGTAAAATTATCATATTTTTATATAAGCCATCTTCACAATAACCAATATTATATTTACTAACATCCGTGTTACTAACACCCCTTTTATTTAAATACGCTAAGGCATGTCGTTTAATTATATTGTTGTTATCTAATTGATCTAAACGTGTATATTCTGATGGTAATTTAAGGGCATTTACAACTTTCTCTTTAGTAACATAATTAACATCTTTAACATAAGTTTTAGCTTCAGCTATTTTATCTTGTGATGCTCCTGCTTTCCTTAGTAGTTGTAATATTGACTTACCTTTTTTATTACACACCCAACAGTGCCAAGGATTGACACCTTCTTTATTTTCAGTAAAATTAACTTCTAATTTTGGTTTATGGTGATTACAATGAGGACAGGTGTAAGCCATATTTCCTCTTGCAGTTTGTTTTCCCGTGCCAAGCACAGAGTTAACCAAAGTAACTAATAACTGATTAATCATATGGACAATATACGTTAAATATTATTAATTTCCACGGGATCTTCGTATTGTATTTCTTGAAGATCCTTAGTAAAGAATTTACCTAAAATATTATCATTAAAAAATTCGTCAGGTTTTTCTAATACTTGATATATCATTTGGTATTTTATTTCAAAATAAGTTAATGCTTTTTTATTAGGTACACACTTTAATATATTACGTGTAAATTCATCTTTTTTACCTTCAGATAATAATACTTTAATATCTTTTTGAGAACCATAATAATTTAACCAATCTGATTCTTTTACTACTAATTTATAAGCTGGGCGACGTCCTACTACTCCTTGTAATTTAGCAAGTTCTTTTTTTCCTATTTTAACTTTTTTATTGTGAAATAATACTTTTTTTCCGATATATTGTTTTCCAGTAGGTTCATGTTTTACTATATAAACAAACCCGTGAGTGTTTTCTGGGAATTGAGTAATATCGACCATTTTGTTTCCTTGATAGGTCCAACTCATAATTTTATGATTTAGTATAAATATTAATTAAGTAAAAAATCTTTAGCAAATAATACCCTTTTATCTGTGTCAGGAGGGTAAGGTAAATTATCAAATACTTCTTGACTAACCCACCAGTCCTCATAAGGGCTATTATTATCAGGAGAAATATTACCTGCTATTAAAATATAACCTGCATCCTTTAATAATTTTCTTGATTTATCTCTGTAACTTTTAGTATTGTCACAATAATAATCATGTTCATAAGTTATAACTCCAAATTGTAATTCATTAAAATTAATTCTTTGTAAAACATTATAAGTGTTACTGGCTGGGTCTACATCTAATTGTAGATAATCTATATAACGTGATTTTAAATATTCATCACATATTTTTATATAATTAGCATATCTAGCATCCTGATCTAAACATACATCATCTGGTCTTTCTTTTTTCCATTGAGCAAGAAAATCTTTACTTATATCTAGTGATACACCTTTATAACCCCATTCTTTTAATAATGCTGTGTTATTACCATAAAAAGGACGTCCAGCACCTATTTCTAAATAAGTACCATTCTTTTTACCATCTAACGCAGATAAAACAAACATATCTTGATAACATTGAGAATAATTTTGTTTTATGTTTTTAGATCCTTTAAATTGATATTTTAAATTATTATAATTAGATTTTTTATAAGGCAATATGTCATGCCAAGTAACTAATTGAGGTTTTTCTTTAATTAAATTAAAATTAATACAATTATTAACTACAGTTTCTCTATGTTTTTCATCTACATAAGGATCATTAAATAATTCTAACCATAATTTATGAGATAATTCTCTTTGTCCTATGTACCAACATACAAAAGCTTTTTGGAATTTTAATTCCCATCCTCCTTTATATCCAATATCATAAGGTAAAGGATCTTCATAAATATATTGTAATCCTAAATCAGCATACATATTAGCTGTCATCCAATCTTCTTTTTCACTATACCACTTACATAAAAATAAATAAGCTTCTGGTCTAGTAGGTAAATAAGCTATAGCTTGTTCTAATTGACCTTTTTCGTATTTTTTACGTCTTTTTGTTCTATTTAATTGTAGCCAAGTTTTTAAAATACCATTATAAGCTAATACAGGATCAGTATCATATGTTAACTCTGATGCCCTTAAAAAATAAGATAAAGCAGCTGCCCCTTGACCTAAATTTTCATATTCTTGACCTAATTCAGCGTTAATATAAGGATCTAAAGGCTCCTGAATGTATTTGTGTAAATATTCTTTTAGTCTTTCCATTATAATCCGTTGTTAATCCATTCGTTTCTATTTAACCATCCTAATTTATCTAATAATTTAGTTGGCATTTTTAATGCATAAGCAGCATTATCTTGATAACCATACGTTATAATAAAATTATCATCTTTTAAAGCTAAACCACAAGCAAATTCAATTTTAGCTGCCATAAATTTAAATGGTTCAGATACAGCTTCTAAATTCCAATCTTTATCCCATATAACAAATCTATGATAATAATGAGCATCTTTATGATATCCTGGGTTGTGGTAAAAATCTACTTCATGTGTTACACAAATTCTACTTCCATTTTTCCAAGGTATTACTTGTGAACCTCCTCTTAATTCAAATGGAACTTTTAAATTATATTCTTTTTTAATATAAATTTGACTTGTTTTTCTTTTAGGATCAATTTTAGCAACTTCTAAATTATTAGCCCACTTAATAAAATGCATAGGCATATCTAATATAGGCATCCAATTTTTTTCTAAGTAAGTTGGTTCTGGTGGTTCAATTCTATCTCTTGTTACTTCTTCACACGTATCATGAGTCCAATTTATTTCACATAATTCCATTCTACCTTCACCATCTGGTTTAACATCACGTCTTACACCACAAGCATATAAAATATCATTCCATCTAAATACCCTAACATCTTCTAAACCTATAAAAGTCCATTTTGGTTTAATATCATGTTTAGATGTATCTATTTTTTGATGTGTTCTAACTTCTAAAGTATCAGGATCTAACTTACATAAATAATTTCCTGTTCTTAATACTATATCATCTTCAGGATTTAAATAAGCTAAACAACCCCAAACACAGTAAAAGTTCTGATTGAATTCACTATGATATAAAGAATAATGTACGTGTCTAATATTAGCTATAATATCATCATTATCATCTATAAAAACAGAAACATTACATAAACCTGTACCATCAGTTAAGTTACCAGGTATTATTAATGGTGCAATTGAACCACCATTATCTACAACAAGTTTCGCTAAATTATCTATCATATATTATCTGTAATGACCACCACCTAACCATAATACAAAAGATTTTCTAGTTCCCCTAGTTACTGGTGTTACTCTATGCATTAGATAAGAAGGAAATAATACAACACAACCTGCGTTCCTTTCAGCTGTTTCAAATGGACCTTCCATACTACCACCTCTAAATAATTCTAAATTTCCCCCTTCATATTCATGAGCTTCAGT